GTAAGAACATGGTTGCGGCCTACAGCCAAGAAACAGAAGAAGTAGGCGAAATTCCATTTACTGATACTACATCAGAAGTGGTAACGACAGGAAAAGAAATTATCGCGTTTTCCACAGTAGAAACTCCAGTAGTGGATACTGTGCCCGCGCATCAAGAACTTCCAGGAGAATTGAAAGGAAATTTTTCCGAAAGCAGAGAACACGACATTCAGTCTATCTTGTGTCGAGAGTATTTGTTTGATCAATTTTCCATTCCTGTCGGAGGACAAACTGGTGATGTCATAAAATCATGGAACGTTTTGGAGTTATTAATATCACAAACTAACGTTTTGGAAAAAGTGAAAGGATTTGCATACTTACGTGGAGAAATTTTCGTAAGATTAGAATTTGCAGTGCAACCTTTCGTTAGTGGTGGATTAATTCTATCATATTATCCAGATGTTAGTGATGAGACTAGACAATCTAGACAAGCTGATATTTTACAACTCTCACAAACTCCTAATGTTCAAATGTCATTACCATCAAGTCAAACTCTCCAAGTGCGCGTGCCTTTCATTTCACCGTGGACAGCACGCAATTTGCAAACAGGAACTGGATCTATCGGAAATGTAACTTTGTCGCGAATCACACCATCAGCTATATTGAGCGTTAATGTTTCTGCGTATATTAGTGGATATATGTTGAATGTATCTTATCCAACATATGCAGACACGTTTTTAGCTGCAACAACTATACAAGAGCAGATAGATCGATTGAAAGCGCAGTTGGAAGTAGCCAATGCGCGTGATTTCGGTCCTCTGCCTCGTGAAGTTGTGCAGTTGCGTAATATGCCTGTGAAACATGTGCTTCAAACTGAAGCTACACGAATGAGAAAAGAAGGTGTAGTATCGGGTTTGATCAATCAGGTTGGAAATGTAGCTACGGCTGCATCGGGATTACCTATCGTAGGAAGTGTAGCATCAGCAGCGGCTCCCATTTTAAAAATGGGATCTAAATTGTTGGGTGCTTTTGGTTTGTCTAAACCACAATCTGAAGATACGATAAAGGCAATCAAGTGGAAACCTGGTGATCATCATTTAACTTCGCAAGGAGTTATTCCCGGTCATGTACTTTCTGTTGATCAAGGTCAAGCAGTAACAATGAAACCTGGAGAATTTGGGTCTGAGATTGATGAAATGAGTGTTGAGGCTATATGTCGCGCTCCTGCGATATTAAGTGTCTTTGCA